CTCTGGTTCTTCTACATCCTTCCTTGTACGATAAGATGATCCTCTTAGCTCCGGATGCCGCTCTTGTATTTTCTGTCTGGATCTCCGAATACTTTCAGGATCAGAATAAGCACCCCTTGCAAAGTCTCGGGCAAAATTCCTAAATGATATCTCCCCCAAACATATCCTTTCTTTACCCCACACATGGAGCATTAGCAATCGGTCATTATCTCTGGTGGCTGGTCTTTCTGTCAAAATACTCTTAACGGTATCTTTGATGGATTTCACTTTTTCTAACATTGTCATGGCTAATCCTCCTTAGTGCAACTTAAACCTTCCAGGTTAGTAAACCATCTCGCTTTACCGTCTCCCTGTATTCTTTTCCTGCCCCGTAAACAAAAATCAATGTTTACCCAATCGTTTTCACGGATTAGGTTAAGTTTCTCCATGTTGTCGTTCACAAACTCAAACGCAACTTCCTGTTTGTAACGATTTTTTACATACACTTCCATTTCAATAATCCTTTTAAAAGAATTATCGCTTATCTGTACCGGCCTGCCGACAAATACCACTTTGCCGGAAATGTTAAATTCATTAATCTGTTTTGATCCCATAGCTGTGTTTTTTTTAAAATTACAATGTTTATATTATTTTTACGTTTATAAATACCTCTAAGCTCTGCTTTGAGGGTAAATTTTTTTCACCTGAACATGAATATGCGGCGTGATACCGTCAATCTCATAAATTTTCTCTGCAGAAACCGAACAGATACACTTGTCGTCTTTCCAAAAAATCCCATTAAGAGAATCACACACAAACTTGATAAGGTTATCACAATCCGGAGTACCAGTATGCCATTTAGGGGCCGAATCCTTCAATAAATGACTGTTCTTACCTGTTCTAAAATGCGCTTTTGGCCTCGGAAAACAGAATGTGAGCTTCACATATAACGGCTCATCTAATGGGATATTTGGTTTATTACCCATGGCCAACACCAGAAAGTCCTTTTTATCACCTTCGGAAGGATCATAGTTCTTATTAAAATCTCCAATCCTGACGGTCCTGTGCCTTTTTAACGCTACCGGTTTACCAGGTATCTTGAAGTCTATGATAAAAAATCCATTCATCTCAAACTGTGTTTAATATATATTCGATTCACCTTTTCCCAGTACCGTTAATTCTTCCGGCGCAAATATCTTAATCCGGCCATCCTTAATATGCTGACAGATCCCTACTGTATATGAGGCAGGATATCGATTACCATCTTTATCCACCAATATCTCCATGTGTAAGCCCCAATGCAATAGATAGTATAAAGCCTCTTTCATAGCTGGCTCAGGCATTGTCTTAGTCTTGTTTGAATATTCAATAGGTTTTCCGTCTTTATCCAAATAATTACCTTCATCATCCATTTCTGGCACCATTACTTTTACTACTGTTTTATATCTACTCATTCCTCAACACCTTTTCAACCACGTCTTGTTGTTTCATGGACTAAAACGATCTGTGATCCAATTTTTTAAATTCCTGTTCCACTATATCCTCGCTTGGAGCTTCTTTAGTTCTGTTATTAAACGTCCTTGATTTAGACCCTTTGCGCTCGGACCAGTTTACATACCCTAATTTACCGAAGTCAATGCTCTCCGATCCATGTTGTACCATAAATTTAATGAATAGATTTTTTATACCGATGCGCTCCTTATCTATTTTCCCTTTTATCTTCTTTAGGAAATTGTCTTTCTTAGCCAGACTGTATAACTCTATTGTGCCGTCAATGGACTCTCTTGTTTCGACAAACTTCTCTTCCATAAATTCCTTGTAGGCCTCGCTTTCATCGGGTTCCGGTTCTAATTGTTGAACAACAGCATCATGTTTCTCAACCTCCGCAAGATTACCACCTATCTCAGCCTGGTTCCTGTTTTTTATCGCCTCCTGCCCGGGGACAACTCTGTCATACCACCACGATTTAGTGATGCTTAACAACTTTTCAATAATGCCCTCATCCCTATGTATTTTCTCAACAACTAAACGACCACCGTCAACCAGCATCGCTATCTCGGCATAATCTGTCTCCAATATGGCCATGTACTGATGTATTTGCAATAGGTAAAAAATAGGCATGCCGTCCTCCCACATCTTACTTACCCAGTAACTCATGTTTTTGCACTCCAGTATTGCTTCCTGTGTTAAAGGCTCTCCTGTGATGAGATTAAAACCTCCCTCTTTGTTGATCAACCGGTCAACAGAAGCAAATAACCATGGATATTCGGGATTGACAACATATCCATTAACATTACGGCATTTGCGCACAATCTTATCATTGGTATAATTCTCTACATAACCTTCTTGCGTTCCATCATAATACTGCCATACACGGGCAATGTTTTCTTCATTAGTTCTTCCCCAAAACATCCTCTCGCTATCTATCCTCCGGGGTTCAATGCTTCCAATCTTCTCATGGAAGACTCTTACATTGGTGTCATACTTGTTTAATCCAAGGACTGTACCTACCTCGGATCCCCCTATCCCGTTCTGACGAAACGCATACCATTCATCACTTTGGCGGGGAATGTTGTAAACTTTCAGATTTTTTCTCATTTTTTGTTACCTCGTTTTTTTTAGGTGGGTTAATATCTAACTTCAAATTCTCTACGGCCTGATATATTTTATAAAATATGTCTTGCATCATTGTTGCCTGTATCCCCATCATTTCTTTGGGTTGCATCCCATCGTTTGATATATTTTTATACCAATCAATATATGCCTTAACCAACAAATCCGTCTGGTTTTCATGCTGCTGTATTAATTCCATCACCGAATTATACAAACGGTGTAAATCAATATTCTGTGTATCAAGCATCTGGTACTTCTTTTTGGCCCTGTCTTTTTGATCCCCCTTCCATTTTTGGTTAAGATCATCCAATATTGCCCTTGCATCCACAACCCGTTTGTTAAATGGATCCAGATACTTCTGCTTATAAACTTCCAGTTCACTCGCAGCCTTCCAGTTGTTAACATATTTGTTACTCATAAATATAAAATATTTGATCTTCTATTATCCAGTGCAATTCCTCGCCATCCCGGTTCATTACGCTGGCTCCCTTCCTCGCATACTGAACTCGGTCCCCCGCCTTTACAGATTCACACCCCGGCCCTACCTCTATGACAGCACCTATATTAGGCTTTTCCTTGACTGTTTTAGGTATTATTATTCCTCTCTCTTTTTCCGGATTGTCTTCCGGCCTTATCAATACTGTTTTTCCTTGTGGTTCCATAACTATATATTAAAATGGTAAATCATCATCATCATCATTTTTGTTTGTGTTAAATATATTTGACTCTATTCTCTCATCAGGTGTCGGTGAAGGCTTTGCTTCTTTACTATTCTTGCATATTGTGAATCGGCCATAATTATTCATCTCCATTTTTACTCTGTTTTCATGGCCCAATTCCTCAAACCGTATTTTCTCTGTTCTAATTATGGTGGGTGCATTTTCCATCACAATATATTTCTCATCTTCATCCATATCTTCAATATCTAAGTTCATACCCATGGCCATCTTGTGAGTTATTTTCTTCATCTTATACCTGTGAATAAGGATCCCAATATCTGCCTTCTCCTTCCATGCTGAAGATCCTTTTATATCATATAAAGACGGCATCTTGTAATTTTCCCCACTCATCTCGATCTTCCTTGGATGAACGATCACAAAACTATGAACATCCCAATAGGCATTGAAGTCTATCAACCTATCCAACTGTTCGCTGATAAATGTTGTTTCGGCCTGCCATTTAGGTTGTTCATGCTCAATCTTATTCCATGCATCAATCACATAACCAAAAATATTTTCTGTCTTTTTGAGATAAATAAGATATTTCTGGATTGACTTGATAGTATTGACCTTTTTTGGATCCACCCCCTCGAATGGTTCGTGATTATATTTGTCCGGAGAAATAATGAGAAAATGCTTCTCAACAAAATTCATAGCTTTCCTGTATTGCTCATCGCTCATGCTATACTTATGTCCTTTCTCTAAACTCATACCAGTCAATGCCTGTGCTATCTTTGCATATTCACGGCTTACCGGTCTGTTCTCTGGTGTAAACATTGCCCATTTAAGGCCCAGGTCTGCATTATGCTTAATCAGCTCCACAAGGTACCAGCGTGTCCATACGCTCTTTCCGCTGCCTGGTACTCCAGTAATAAAAGTTATATGCTTAGGTTTTAGCGTAAACAGATAATCAATTTCTGGTATTCCACAACCTAAACCCGGCTTAAAGCCGCCCTCACGTAATATTTGTAATTCTTCACGCACCTGTGATGCTCTTATTACTCCCTTTATAGGTACTGATGATGCATTTTGTAAACATTCCTCAACACCTTTTTTGCCTAACGGCTTTAATCCCTTCTTCTCATGGCCAACAAATACCTCATTGATATCTTTGTAGCCTGTCGGATAACGAATTATCCTACACTTATCCTTGCCAAGGATCATTGAAAGGTGCTTTCTTAATAACCTTCCGGCCTCATCATCATCTACACATAAATAAAATATGTCTATATCGCTTAATACACTCTGCACATACTTGTCCTGTAAATATCTGAACTCCTTCTCAAAATTTTTAGCCTTTGTTGATGGTGCGCCCTGTGGTACAGATATTACATTATTATATCCACATTCTTTCCAGGTTAACATATCCCATTCACCCTCTGTTATTAATAAAGAGTTTTTAGCATATCGTCTGCCCTCCTCGTCATGAGTTTTTAATAGATTCATCCCCAACGGCAAAACCCTTGTGCCAAGATCTTGTGGTAACTGAAACCATTTAGGCTTTTTATCACCCTCTCTATAATCCATGTTAAAGAACTTCACATTTACCAGAGTCAGGTTCATGTAATAAGGAAAACATATCAACGTGTCCTTCATCTGTTGCGATTCATATATCCCTGTACTTTTCGCTGCCCCCTGT